ATCATACATAAATGCATAGTCAACGTCATCTTTAATCATGGGAATAGCATAAGCTTCAATTTTCCCATCCGGATGTTGGTAGACTATAGCACCTTTCTTTCCAATATCAATACCTATATAACCTTTAGTCATTTAGTTCTTGGATTTCTTCAATTAAATCTTGCACAGCTTCAATAATGTCGTTTTTTAACTCGTCTGTCAAAGTCTGTAAGTAAAGTCCATCCATCCAGGATTCAAAGCGTTCTATTGCTTTTTTCTGTTCTTTGTTCATATACATTAAGTAAAGGAGTTAGTACTTGTTTTACTGCTTTTTGACCATGCTTTTTCACAGAGTCAGAAAGGTCTTTTTCCATTGGCAAAAGTATACCAGGTAAACCATATAATTCTTGATATCTTTCCATAGCTTTTATACCTGCGGTGTCATTATCAAAAATACATGTAATCATTTTGTATTTACTTTTTAAGTAAGTAATAACCTCTTCTCTAATTACCGAGCCCTCAGAATCCGGTGCTATAAATTCTACGGGATACCGTAGTTTCTTTAGACACATACCATCTTTAAGAGAACTAGTTATGACAAGATGCTGTTTATCAAACTTAAGCTGATCCATACCTTGGATATAAGTAGCTAGTTTCATAAACTTCTTGTCTTTATTAAATGGCTGGTAAATTTTGTACAAAGTACCATCTTCTCTAAAATAACCATATACATAAGGCTTCTGTGTTACAAAGAAATCATAAACACCATCATCATTTTTACTAAAAGTAAATGAGCTCAATGGTTTTACATTATACTGCTCTAGTATTTCAGAATCAATTCCAAATGCTGTCCAATACTCCGCGTCACCACGAGTCCAACCCCTAGTATCATAGCTTTCTAGTTTATAACTAGCTTTTTGTTTTACTACGACAGGACTTCTTCCACCAGAAGACTTTAGATATTCTCTGTAGTCCTCTAGTATCTTATTAATTGCTTGTCCCTTTGGTAAGTTGAAGAAAAAAGAAACAAACGCAGTAGAATCACCGCCTTTATCTGTGGAAAAATCTTTAAAGAAGTATCTATCTTCTCTACAGAAAATAACCATAGAAGGAACACTGTCCCTAGAGTTAAATAACGATTTAATCTTTACATCTTGACCTATTAGCTTTTCACTAAGATTACAATAGGTTTCAAATACCCATGATGAAGGTACTTCAGCAATGCTGGTAACAATATGTTTAGTACTTATCATAGCATAAAAATATAAAAGGGGGACATTACTCCCCCCTTTATCAGTTAACCTTTTAATTAATCTAAATTAAAATCAGCAGATACTTTTGAGGTAGTAGGGACATCAAAATCAGAGTCACCACCACTTTTAAAAGAACTTACAGATTCCGACTTAGCTTTTTTAATATGTTTGTCTACATCAAACGCTGGAACCTTAATAGATTCAGCATCAGCGCTTTGAAAAGACAACTGACCTCTTTCTGGACGAATTAGATGCATGTCATAACTGTTGTAACCAGCTTTATTTACATACTCTCTTGCGCCAATACAGAAGTTCATATACTTGTCCTTAAACGGTTTGTCATTGTTAAAAGCAATAACAAATTCTTCGATAGTGTTAAAAACATTATCATGTTCTTCTAGCCATTTTAGACTACCAGTTTGTTTGCAGATGTTCTCAATAACACGAACAATTTCGGTATCACGACTAATCTTTATACCACTCTTTGTAGTGCCATCTGAATAAGCCCACTCGCTAGTTTTTACTCTAGCTACTTGACCTTCATATCTTGGTCCATTTGGATCATCTTTATCTACAAGCAAACCTTCAAAACCTTCATCGGTAATAGGTTCTGTCTCTAAATGAAAACATACATGGTATGCACCTTCTTTGTAAGGAACTGTATCTAACGTTACAGAATTGATTTTACATTTTACATTACCGGGTTGAATAATTTTGTTAATACCGGATGAGCTTGAAACTTTTGTGCTAATCATAATTTTAATCTATATAAATGTTATTCCAATTGACTTTTACTGCGTTGTCCTCGGATATTTCTGACAACACAATTTCTTGATTTCTTAAATGTTCGGGTCTTGCACCGCAAGATACTTCATCTGTGGTCTTAAAACTAAGGACATTCTTGTTTCCTTTACGATACAAGTATCCAATAGCATCAGACTGAGAACTAGTAATTCTTTTTAATTTACCTGTTAAATCTAAATCCAGAGAGTTAAACTCTGAACCATTCTTATCTAGTACCACATCTTTAACGTGACCTACAAGAATAACTCTTGGAGCCCATGTTTTAATGTAATCTACCACCTTGGTAAAAGCTTCCCTTAACCAGGGATAACCTGCACCGTTAGGCATATTTAAAATAGTACCATATTTAGGTTTACCCTCTGTAAACCAGTTTTTACCCATAGAAGATTTAGAATATAAATCTTCGGCATATGGAATACATAACTCTTCTAACGCAGTGATTGTATCTACAGCAATGTACTTATAGGGATGACCAGCTTCTTTAATAGCCTTACCGATAGATCGGATGTCGTCTATAGACTTTGCTTTGAGTTTCATTGCATCAACATAGTCAGTACCGTCTTCTAGGTCTAGAATAAGGCAATTGTCTAGTTGAGATAGTAGAGTAGTCTTACCAACTTTAGGTTTACTAAAGATAATAAGATTCTTAGGACTTTTGCTTTCAGCAGCAACTTTCTTTGTAGGCAGAACTATTTCACTCATTTTTCTGTAATTAGTTTATTTAACCATGTTTTATAACTTACAGGTTTGCCTGTCATAATAGTAGCAAAGTCTCTTACAGTCATTTGACTAAAAGGACAATCGTCTACAAAATCTGCTAGAGATTTAAAAGGATCTGCCTCTTGTTGTTTCTTAGGAAGATTTACCTTACTTAACTCACTCACAGGTACTAGATATCTAGCAGTAGATAAATCATTAACTTGAGTAGGTTCATACTCTTCTTTCCAGTGAGGATTATACTTCAAAACCCATAGAGTTCTGTTGCTATCTTCTGGAATATATTCTCTATTAATGAATTCTGTATAGATATCATCACCTTTGTTTAATTCGCTAGGAAAAAAACTTACGTATAACTCATCCTTGTCTACAGGACGATACGCAATCTTAGGATAAAAATAAGCATGAGGTTTACCTATTTCCTCAAATACTTCTTGATGTTTTTCCCTTAGCTCTGCTACTCTGTCTTTAGTTGTTTTCTCTTGTGTTTTAATCATAATTTTACTTATTAATTCTTCTTTCTTGTTGTGCGGGAGTTTCCATCTCCGATACTCGCATTTTTTCAAATTCAGCTCTGAAAAAACTCATTCGGTTATCACCGTTTCTACACTTTAGAAAGTGCATAACTAAAACTCTGTCATTTTCTATTACATATCTGTCCGGACCATAAAATCTAATTTTCTGTTTACCGGGTCTGTTGAGTCCTATCAATGTGTCAGCGTGTTGTAGCAACGCATCTGATCCAAAAATATCAGACTCCAAAATGTAATTACCGTACTTACCATCCTCATTACGTTCAGGATTATCTATGTTACGGTTCAACTGACTAAGGATAATAAACGCTATGGGATATTTCCTTTTAAGTTCTGTAATAGCCTCACCAAGATTATACAAAGTGTCGTACTTATCTTTCTCAAAAGGTGCTTTTTTCAAAAGTAAGGAGTGGTCAAGAGTCACAATAGTCTTTCTGTAATATGAACCTTCATCTGTTTGAACTAGATTTTGTTTCATATACAGACCAATCTGCTCTTTAAACTCATTAACTGTCAAAGGATCTTCTACAATGTCGATAGGGAAGACAACTCTCTTCTTGGCATACTCATAACATTTGGTAAGATCTTCATCTGTAAGCTTACCGTCTGCACTACACAAGTATTTATAGGACTTACCTAAAACACTTGAGTACTCTCTGATAGCGCTTGTTCTACCAAGCATCTCAAACTGAAACTCCAGTACTCTAAAGTCTTCGTCACCATTAAGAGCAAATGCTTCTCTGATAATTTGGTCTTTAATCAAAGTTTTACCTGCACCTGGACGACCACCTATAACTGTAAGAGAGTTCCATTCTATACCATCTGTAGTAGCATCATTAAACTTGGACCACGGGGTTTTAATACTTTTAATCTTTCCGTCCATTCTTCCCTTCATGTATTCGAGGGATTGAACAAAAGATTCTTTCTGACTTCTCCAGAGTACCTGTGTTTCCATGTTTGTTGTGATTCCGCAATATACTAAATTAAACTACTTTTTCTGAAAAGAAAGTGTCGTCACTTTCATAATCATTGTTAACTACAGAAGAGCAATAGTTAGCTAACTCAGAGTCACGAGTTCTATCAGAATTCATCTTGCTTATGAAGTATTGTGATGTCTTCATATACATGTAATTCTTCTTTTCATACTCATCTACATATAATGCCGTAGCTCGTATAACTACATCCCAACTATACTCATAAGTTTTGAAAAACCAATCAAAATTAGTCTTGATGTTTTTTCTATCAGATCTAGCTAGTTTACCGCTAGGTAGTTTACCCTTAGGAAATAAATCAAGATACTGTGTAATACAGTCCTCAGTTATAACCATAGAAGGTTTCTTAGCTGTCTTTTTAGCAACGGGTATCTTTTCCGCAACTTCTACCCCCTTGTTAGTAATTCTGCCATCAGCAGAAACATAACCAGCAACTTGTAAACCACGCATTTCAGTGTACATATTTATATACAAAGGTTTCTGATCTACAAAAAGACAATAGAGAAGATAAAGTTGATTAGGCGTCAACTCGCTGTCTCTCATTAACTGCGGCAGGAAGTTCATTGTTTAGGTAATTATTAAGCTTATTTACAAACTCTACATAGTATGCATAAAACGTTTCATCTCTGCTTGTAAGATGACTTGTAGCTTGTTCCCTAGACCAAATTATTGTAGGATGAGACACGTTAAGAACTTTTGCAATCTCTCCTATTTTATAACCGCCTTCTAGTGCAATGTACGCAGCTATCTGCCGGTAGTATGCATGCTTTCGTAAACGACTTTTAGTACCAAAAGCCTCGTAATTTTCCTTAGCAAACTGCATGAGTTGATCTAAGGTAAATGAAGATTCTACTCTTACCATATGATTTTAGATTTTGATTGTTTCTGTAAATAAGAATTGATCTTATTAAACATATCGCCACAATCCCACTGAGTACCGGTATACGATGCGCTAGCGGGGTGCGAAGTTATAATTTTGTAGTTAACATCGGGTATCAAATC